CAGCAACCCTGCCATCTTGATGATGCTGGGCAGCCTTGGCACGGCATGGACGGGCATCATTGCCTATTACTTTGGATCATCCGCTGGCTCACAAGCCAAGACCGATTTACTCTCTAAAGCAGGGCCAGTGAAATGACCGAACACTTTACCCTTGCGGAGCTTACCGCCACTAGCCACCGGCAGTTCGACAATACGCCTAATGAGGCAGAGACTGCCAATCTTCAGCGGCTGGCTGAGTTTTTAGAACAAGTAAAAACAGCGTTAGACGGCAAGCCAATTATGATTAACAGCGCTTTTCGGTCTAAGCAAGTAAACGACTCTGTGGGCAGCAAAGACACTAGCCAGCACCGGACGGGCTGCGCGGCTGACTTTAAAGTGCCTGGCATGACACCAGACGCTGTGGTCAGGGCAATCATTGCGGCTGGCCTGCCCTACGACCAGATTATCCGTGAGTTTGATGCCTGGACGCACATTAGCATCAGCGACAAACCACGCAAGCAAGCACTAATCATTGATCGGGCGGGGACTCGCCCTTTTTCATAAGTTTGCGGTACGCTGCAATAGCGTCTTTAAGGTCGCATTGAAGTTGTTCAATCCGGTCGTTCTGCTGGATCATCTTGTCGTTTGCTTGCTGCGCGAACTCCGCTAGGTTTTCTTGCGACCACGTTCTGAAGTTTGACATGTTCTTCCGTTGTAAATTTGTGCCCGTTGCCGCACTCGCGGCGGCGTAAAGTAAAGCCTGTTTTGTTTCTTGTGTCTTCCACAGTACTCCACGCGCCACAAGTCGGACATTTCAAGCGTTTTTCTCCTTGCTAGCTTGCTCAATGGCTCTGGCAAACGCAAACCACTGATAGTTTTGTTCGTGCTTTTGTAGGATTTTGCTTATTTCTTCGTCCCGTAGCTTAACCCAAGGCTTTTTGTAGTCTTGGATGTCATCATCATCATTGTTGTCTATTGGCCTCATGGTGTCACCATTCTCTTATAGTTGGCTGCAAGGGTGCTGTGCATGTGTGAATCGTGGTCAGGTCAGCAGTGCGCTTGCCGCAGCGTTGGCAGAAGTTGCGTTCCTCTGGCTGCGCCAAAGCATCTTTAATCGCCCATCGAACAAGCCTACGCTCATGTGCATTTGTTTCAATGTATTCAAGGCACATCTTTAGTGCTTCGTCTTTAGTCATAAGCTCCCCCTTGCCTCAATCCAATCGGGAAAAATCTTGCTCTGCGCTGGATAGTTTTTTTGCCATTCAGTCGCAGCCTTTTCATTTAAGAATTTCACGCCGTTTTCAAGGTCGGACATGACACAGGAGTGCCACTGATCGTAGATTGCATTACGCTCATCAGCGCGGACAAGGTCGGCAAAGCGTTCAAGGTCTTGAGGAGTCTTTAATGCCCATTCACTAAACCCAGCCTCACGCGCCATCTCAATGATTGTTTTCATATCAGCAAGCTCCAAACCCAAAGCCCTGTAAAGAACAGCAGCAAAACGACCACCATCAGCGCCACCAAAACAAAGCCAACTACAACACTGCCAACCATCTGCCACGCTTGCGGCACTGGCTCAATGTCCTCTGGTATCACCGGATACGGCTTGATCTTGCGGACTACTTCCGGCTCTAGCTCCGCATTGGTAAAGTGGCAAAAGTGTTCGCATTGCGGTGTGTGTTGGCAGATAGCGCCTGTATCACACACCCTGTTCATGCAGCCTCCGTGTAGGCTTTAAGACGCTTAATCCGGTTGCGGTTATAAACCACCAGCGCCTGCGCGTATTCAACGCCAGTTTCAGCCCGTAGCAGGGCAAATTCTGCCTCTTTAAGCTCCAATGCTACAGCTTGGGCAGGGGTAAGCACCTTAAAAACTTCTAGCAATTTAGGCCATTTCATAGTGTCCATTCCCTTTCTTGGCGATTGGAATTTGACTTAACTGTTTTGCCGGTCAGCCGGATAAGGCCAAGTTTCTGCATTTCGTTCAAGCGCCTTGCAATCTGGTTAGGGTCAAGCCTTGAGTAAAAGGAAATGCCATCTTTGCCAAGCGGCCCAATCGTGCTGAGTGCCTCCAAGATTTGAGCGTAGTGAGAGCTAACGTCTGTGATGGATGCCGCTGCCTGGTGGGATGTGGCGGGGTCACTGCTACGCGCCCGTCCAAACTCACCCGCTGGAATAATTTTCTTAAAAAAATCTTTGTAGTCCATGATGCACCTTAAAAAAAGAAGGGGACTTACGCGCCAGGCAACTGCGGGAAGCACAGCGCTGCCCCAAAAAATTAGAACGGAATATCGTCCGGCATGTCATCAAACCCGCTAGATGCCTTTACCGGACGGGCAGCAGGCGGGGCAGAGAAAGAGGCTGGCGCATCTGTCTTTTGCTCAAAGCATTGAAACCAGCCATCAAACGGGGCGGGAATGCTGTCTAGCTTAATTTTCATCTTGCCATTCTCAGCCCAAACAGTGCCGTGCGTAGTCCAGTAGGTCTTTTTCTGCCCCTGCGATTCGTACTCACGGGCGGCATATTTAATGTCGTATTTCATAATTTTTCAAGTTCCTTAATTTTGCTGTCCATCTCACCAAGAAATTTAACCACCTCAGCTTCCAGCCCTGCCACATAAGCAGGGTCGTAAACCTCGCGCACAATGAACACTTGCAGTCTCTCCGGCAGGCGCGGGTCAAAGCTCACAAAGTCGCACCAGTGCCGTCCAGTGCAAGCCATCTGCCATTGCACTTGGGCGCGGTGCTTTGTGGGCATCTTTTTGCCCAGCAAGGTATCCAAGTGGGTGGCAGTGTTAGGACACTTAATCTCAATCAAGCCAGAGTCGCCCACCAAGCCATCAGGAGATGCCCCAGACTGCTCAATTGACGGGTGGGTTACAAAGCCTTCAGCTTGCACTAAAACGCCTTTGGCGGCCTCATACGCAGACAAGGCTGCTGGCTCTGTGTCTGTCCCGTGCTGCATGGATGCGTTACTGTAAGACTCAGCAGCAGCGCCGGTCAGCCTTTCGCAGATCAGCAGCGCCATGTAATTGGCTCGGGTGGCTGAATAGCCGGACTGAGTTTTGCCAATGATGTCGCTGATGCGGCTGGCGGTCACTTTGCCCAGACGGGCGGAAAACCATTCGGGTGTGCGCTGTTCCATTAGACTGCTCCCAATTTCTTTTTCATGGCATCCTTGGCCTTAATGATGGTGTTCTGCCAGGCTTCATCACCCTTACAGGCAGCGTAGCCTTCCTTAAAAGCCTTGATTAGCTGTGGCTCATCAGCGGCTGCATTGATGGCGCTAAGGTGGTCTGTCAGCCCGTCCACTGTCCTGATTTCGGTGCGGCGGCTTCCGGCATTGCCATCGTCATCTTCAGGGGCGATGCCGCAAGCTGCCATCAGGCTGTAGCGCCTAGCGTATGTCAGGGCGCTGCCGTAGCCTTGTGGGTCTTGCTTGCTGGCCGGAACGTGCAGCTTGCCGCATTCCAGCATCTCGCCAGATTCGTGGATAAAGACTGTTTCAACAGTTACGCCTGTGGCATCCTCGCTGGTGCGCTGGATTAACGCAATGCCAGCGCTGTTAAGGCTGCTCATTACGGCATCAACGCAAGCGCCAAGGTCTGCGTATTTGCTGCGAAAGTGCGGGTTTGTAGATGACTTCAGGGCTGGGCCAAAAGCCTTTTGCGCTTGAACTAGCGCGGTTGCAATGTTTTTCATAGTTTCTTTCAAGTTAATTCACGTTGTAAGTGCTGCAGTTCTTCAGTGGCAATCTGGAGATGGCGGCGCTGATCTTCTATGACTTGGCACAACTCAAACACGCTATGCCGTAAAAAACCCACTTGGTAGGCGCACCGGACAAGCGGGTCTGTGCTGCACTTGCTGCCGGTTTCAGCGGCTTGGATGATCTGCTCGGCATTCATGATGACCACCAGAAGAACAGAACAGCGGCTAGTGCTACGCCAATAATGAGGGCAAGCAAGAAGTCAAGCGCAGCATCTGCGCGGTCTGATGGGTTCATAGACCCTCCAGAATCATTTGTTCGATGCGCTGCACAATTGCAGGGTTGATGATCTCAAGGCAGTCTTTGTGCGACCCGTCCAGATGCAAAGCGTAGACTGTAACGATGGCAGGCCAGGCGGGATCAATGTCTGTGGCTGGTTCAGCAGGCTCTAGCTCGGCAAGGCCAGTAAAGATAAAACCTTCAATGGTTTTGTCAAAGTGAATGTTCATAGTTGCTCCAAAAAGACCCACCGAATTAGTGGGATTGATTGAACTATAGCAAAGAAACAATCCAGCAGTCAACAACTTGTTTAAAATAAATTCACAGAGTGTTGACTTTTTGCAAATTGTTGCTAACATGCAACCATGAACAAAGAACACCAGATTCAATCTGACAAAGACTTGATTGCCCATCTTGGTGGGCCTGCTTCTGTTGCCAAGCGGTTGGAATTTAACTCTACGCAAAGGGTTCACAATTGGCTAACAAGAGGCATTCCACCCTCTGTCAAACTAGCTTATCCAAAGATTTTTTTAAAAAAGATTGGCAAAAAATGATTGGCGTGTGTAATTTTTGCAACAAGCGCATTGTTGGTAGAGAGCCAGCAGCTAGGTTTTGCTTTCCTTGTGTAGACGGCAAAAGCAAACGGACTGGCGCAACAAGCGCACACAATGCGGTTAATCAAGCTGTCAAGAAAGGCATCCTTGCGCCTGCAAAAACGCTTGTGTGTGTTGATTGCAATGAAATGGCAGATCGCTACGACCATCGTGA